CCTCGATCCCGATGTGCCCAACGTATCGCTGCTGTCCGAGGCGGTATCCGACCGTTTGGGGCGGGATTTTTTCCCGCATGCGCACATAGCCGTTGACCGCCGCCGCTGTGAGATCCTGTTTTTCGGGGAGGAAAAGACGGCGGTCTACCAATACCAGCGGAAGGTGTGGTATCTCTTCGATGCTTTTTCCGTCTCGCGCATCATCGGCCGACTGCCCGCGGGGATCGCTTTTGCCGATCCGAACGGAGCGGTCTTCTGCTTCACAGAGGAGGCGGACACCGACAACGGACGCACCGTCACCGCCCGCTTTGAGAGTGAGTTTTCGGATCTGGGCCATTCCATCGACTTCAAGGATCTTCACCGCATCTTTCTCACGCTCGATCCCGGCGAGGGCAAGGGGCTGACGGTCTCTCTTCTCAGCGAGACGGGGCGGAGCTGTACGCATACCGGGGAATCGGTCTGTCAGCCCTCCTCGGTCGGCGCGCCCACCGATTGCCGTCTGCGAACGCCCATGAAGCGGATCTCCCGTGTAAAGGTGACACTCACGCACGACGGGGCGGGCGAGGGCTGTACCGTCCGCCGTCTCTCGGCTGTGGCAAGCAGGCGCGGCGAGGGCAAAACGCGTGAGCACGGGCAGGATGCGTGAGAAAGGTCTGCAAGAGAACTGTCTGCAAGAGACCTGCCTGCGCGGACGAAGCGGTGCGCGGATGAAGCGGTGCGCGGATGAAGTGTCTGCGCGCAAGAACAACGCCTGCAAGAAAGAGAAAGGATGAGAAACCCATGATCCAATACAACGAAAGGAAGAACGCCACATGAGAAAAATCAGAAAGAAACCGCCGTCGCTGACCGCGGCCTTCCGCCAGTATGAGGAGGGGCGTGCGTACAAGAGGCGCATCGGTCTGTACGAGACGGTGAACACCAACGAGCGCTTCTACCGCGGCGAGCAGTGGAAGGGGGTGGAGACAGCCGGCCTGCCGGCGCCGGTGTTCAACATCGTCCGCCGCATCGTCTCCTATCTGGTCAGCGCGGTGGCCTCCTGCCGGGTGGGCATCGGCTACACCGACTCCGACGGCAGCTCGCTGGATGCGCTCAACGCCTGTGCCTCGGCCTGCTGGGAGAAGAACCGTATGGACAGCCTGCTCCGCGACGCGCTCTTTGACGCAGCCATCAGCGGAGACGGCATCTTTTACGTCTACTGGGACGCGCTCGACCGCGGTTCTCCGCCTTACACGGGGGACCTGGCGGTGAAGCTGATCGACAACGTGAATGTGTTTGTCAGCGACGTCAACGAGCCCTCCATCCAGCGGCAGGAGTATGTGATCGTCAGCGGACGGGCATCGGTGGGGGCCCTGCGCCGCGAAGCGATCTCCTACGGCCTGCGTGAGGAGGAGGCATTGCTGATCCTGCCCGACGGGGAGGGGGAGGTCATGGCGGGCGACTACGCCGGCGAGGAGCTGGAGAGTGAGGCCGAAAGCGAGCGCAAGGCCACCTACCTGATCAAATTCAGCCGAAACGAGCAAGGATATGTGGTCTGGGAGAAGTGCGTGAGGAATCTGACGCTCCGCCGCTGCGAAACGCCCTTCCGTCTCTACCCCTTCGCCTCCTTCTGCTGGGAGAGGGTGAAGAACCGCTTCCACGGCGCGGCGCCGGTGTCTGAGCTGGTGGCTAACCAGAAGTACATCAACAAGGCCTTCGCCATGGCCATGAAGCACATGACCGACACCGCCTTCTCCAAGGTGATCTACGACAAAAAGCTGATCCCCGAATGGTCCAACGAGGTGGGCGAGGCCATCGGCGTGATCTCGGGCGGAGACCTGCAGAACGCCGCCAAAACGCTGGAGGTGGGGCGCATGGAGGAGGGCTATCTGGACCTGATCCGCCTGACCATCGACAGCACCAAGGAGGCGGCGGGGGCGACCGATACCGCGCTGGGCGAGGCTCTGCCCAACAACACCAGCGCCATCATCGCTCTGCAGGAGGCCAGCGCGATCCCGCTGGAGAACATCAAGGGCAACGTCCGCCGCGCGCTGGAGGATCTGGCGCAGGTGCTGGCCGAGCGCTTTGTGGTCTGCTACCCCGACGGCCGTGTGCCGGTGGGTGAGGGAGAGAAGACGCTCTCGCAGCTGACCGACGGCTGGGTGCGCGCCCGCGTGGATGTGTCCGACCTGTCGAGAGTCGGCTCGTCCACTGTCCTCTCCTTGCTGGACCGTCTGCTGGACGGCGGTCACATCACCCTGCGTGAGTACCTTGACCGTCTGCCGGCCGGACTGATCCCGGATAAAAACACCATTGTGGGAAAGGAGGGAATGAGCGATGAACGAGCAGGAAAGAGCGAAGATGACGGAATCGGAGGAGAACGCGGCGAGCAGGATCTCCGCGGATCCGACGGCGAGTCCGGACGAACCGATGCCGCCGAAGGAAGCACAGACGTTGCCGAGTGAGCCGAATCAGACCGACGCTGAGCCGAAAGAGAGTGCCGCGGCGATCGAGGCGCGCAACCGTCTCAATGCGTCTATGAGCCCGGGCGAGGTGCGTGGCGGCGGAGCGGAATTCTTCACGCTTGACGACATCCGCCGCATGAGCCGCGCTGAGGTGCGCGAGCAGTATGAGGCCGTCCTGCGAAGCCTCGAAAGAAGCAGCCGTTGACGCAACGGCATCCATCCGAAAACACAAAACACAAAAGAAAAGGAGAAAAACACTATGGCTATCAACGATTTTATCCCTACTGTCTGGAGCGAAACGCTCTACAACGAACTGAACAAGGAGTACATCGGCGTATCCAACTGCAACCGCGAGTTTGAGGGCGACATCCGCTCCAAGGGCGATACCGTCCGCATTGCCGGCATCGGCAAGGTCAACGTGTTCGATTACAGCAAGAACGCCGACTTCTCCTCCACCCTGCAGACGCTGGACAGCACCACCCGTCAGCTGCAGATCACGCAGGCCAAGGCCTTCAACTTCCAGATCGACGACATCGACAAGGCACAGCAGACGCCCAAGCTGATGAAGCAGGCTATGCGTCAGGCTGCCGATGCGCTGGCCGATGCCGCCGACCGCTATGTCTACTCCCTTTGGAGCGAGATCAGCGAGGAGAATGTCATTCAGAAGCAGACCGTGTCTCACGCCGATATGATCGACCTTCTGCTGACCGCCCGCGAAAAGCTGCTGGCCAACAACGTCTCCGCCAACGCCGATACGGTGCTGGAGGTCTCTCCCGCGATCGCATCGATGCTGCTGAAGGCCAAGATCCTGCAGTCTTCCGACAACGAGCAGGCTCTGACCAACGGCTATCTGGGCAACTTTGTGGGCTTTGACGTGTATGTGTCCAACAACATCGCCAAGGCCGACGACGGCACCGACCAGCTTTACCACAAGTGTCTGGCCAGAACCAAGCGAGCCATCGCCTTCGCCGAGCAGATCAACAGCGTGGAGGCCTATCGCCCCGAAAAGCGCTTCGCCGATGCGGTGAAGGGGCTGCACCTCTACGGCGCGAAGATCGTTTACCCCAAGGAGATCCTGCTGCTCGATCTGGGCGTGCAGTTTGAATTCGTGTAAGAAGCCAAGGGAGGAAATGGTTATGACCTGTCAAGAGCTTTACCGCATCACGCTGAGCCTGATCGGCGAGGAGGATGCGTGCGGAGACTGTGCCGATCTGGAAAAGCGTTTCCTCCCCCTGCTCAACGCCTTTTGTGCGGAGGCGGGCGGGCAGGAGACCGTCTGTGCGGAGGGGCTTGACGAGCCCTTCCCGCTGGGCGAGCGCTTTGTCTGTCCCTGCGCCTTTTTCGCCGCGGCGATGCTGGTCAGCGATGAAAACGAGGCGCAGTCGGCCCTTCTGTCCGCGCAGTGCGAGCGGATGATGGAATCGATCCGACGCTCCACGGCGGCGGTCGTTGAGCCGATCGTGAACAGGTACCGTTAACACCGACGGGGAAAAGCCGAAGTCAGATCGGTTGAAAACGTGAACAAAGAAACGGCCGCCCCTTCACGCGAGGGCGGTCGGATCATACCATGATAGGGGAGGATTTTTATGCCGGAGTTTTTGTTTCAGTGGTGGGCCGATGCCCTGTGCGGACTGCTGTTCGGTCTTCTCGGCTCCTTCTGCGGTCTGCTCTGGCAGCGCGTCCGCGGGGTGACGGGAGGCGTGAAGTCGCTCCTCGGCTACCGCATCAAGCGGGAGTGCGAGAAGTACATCACCAAGGGCAGCTGCCCCACCTATATCAAGGATGACATCGAGGAGATGTATGTCTCCTATAAGAGATTGCGGGGGAACGGGACGGTGGAGGCTTTGTGGAAGCGTCTGCTGGAGCTTCCCCCTGCGTGAAAGGAGGAAAGACCATGGCCGTTTTTGTCAAACGCTCGCCCTATACGGGAAGGCGCTTCCGCGTCAGCTCGCCCTATGGCTATCGGACCGATCCGTTTACCGGTCAGCAGGGGGAATGGCACGGCGGGATCGATCTGGTGGGCATCGACAGCAAGGAGGTCGTGTCGGTGACGCGCGGCCGCGTGCTGGTCTCCCAATGGGCGGCGAGCGGACGCAGCGCCGAATGGGGCAACTATGTGGCCATCCTCGCCGAAAGCGGGGAGATCGTTTACTATTGCCATTTGGACGAGCGATATGTCTCGGTGGGCGATTTCGTGAAGGCGGGAACGGTGATCGGCCGCGAGGGCGCAACGGGCAGGGTGACGGGCGCGCATCTGCATGTGGAGGTGCGCGATCGGACCAATGCCCAGCTGGATGCGGCGGCCTTTCTCGGTTTGCCGAATGCCGTCGGTGAGGCGGAGTCTGCCGGAAGCGACTATGCGCTGCAGGTGGCCGCCCGGTGCGGCTTTGAGCAGCAGACGGTGGATTACCTGAATGCATACGAATTTTCGACCGAGCTGTGGCGCAAGCTCTGGCTGGCGATGGACGGCGCGGAGTAAAAAAACAGAGGCGAAGGACGAAAAAAGAGAAAGGACGGTTTTTACGGTATGATCGATTGGAAGAGAAAGCTGTCGTCGCGCAGATTCTGGGCGGCGGCGGTCGGCTTTGTGACGGCGATGCTGACCGCATTCGGTGTCAGCGAGCTGACGGCGGGGCAGGTGGTGGCGGTGGTCAGCGCTTTGGGCGTGCTGGTCAGCTATATCATCGGCGAAAGCGCGGTCGATGCGAGTGCGAAGGCGGAGAACGGCCGCGAACACGAAGACGAATGACGTTCTTGAATCTTCCGAAGGGGGCTTTTTCATAAAGTCCCTTTTGTTATGGGGTGAGAACGGTGCGACCGGCATCGCGTCCATCCTTGACGGCGCGGTGTGCTGCAAGGAGAGCGAAAGCAGATTCGTTAGCCGCTTTTTCGCGGAGGTTTGCTGCGAAGGGCGCCGCAGAGGAAACAATTTGTGTTTTTTTCATGCGCCCGTGGCGCAAGAGAAAAGCGAACAAAAGAGAACGTCGGTGACGGGGGAGCTTCCCCCGCACCCCCGGTAAAGAAACTTTTTGAAAAAAGTATCGTTACAATCTTT